TTTCCACCCCGGAAACGGCTTTCCGTAGCCGCGCATCCACGTGCAGTCAATGTTGATAATGTCACCGTCGGGAGACAGGCGGCAGACAAACGGAGTGGCCCACCAGCAAAGAGCGACCCGTCCGAACCTGGCGCGGAATCGCCAGCACTCCATCTGTCCGTTCCACTTTGTCTGCGTCAGGTAGACGTGCCCGAAATTGCGTTGATACCAATGTTTTACTGTTGTGAGCAGATTGTTCATTTCGCGTCTCCTTTCTTTTCGAGACAATCTATATGGTAGACAATCTCGGAGAGGGTGTCGCCCTCTGCCAAGGTCTTGAAGTCACCATTATCCAAACGCGCATACCACCGAGTACAACCGATAATACGGTCGTATCCGCCACAGTAGATGTAATAGCGGTTTTTGTAGAGGTACTCACCATATTCCAGTTTTTTCAAGTTTGGGATTCTTTTCACTTCGCGCCTCCTTCCCTTGCCATCGCCGCGCGCTCATCCTCGATACGCTCCGTGACGAGCTTGCCGATGTGGTACAGCGTATGCCCTTCGTCTGGAAACGAGAGCCATGTCTTGATGATGCATAGCGCCGAGAACATACTGTCGCGTCGCTTGTCGAGCCGCTTGAATGCGGCAAGTTCTTTTCTTGTCACTTCGCGTCTCCTTCCTCGTAGGGCATCTGCGCCCAAGTAAGTTCGCACCTGAACTCATGTAGGAGTCCGCAATTCTCGCACCGATAAGACCCGTCACGGCGCAAGCCATTCTTGGCACAGAATGCCCTCATTCTTGCGGCCTGCTCCTCCGCCGTGCCCACATCGCAGTTGCGGCGGGGACTGCCGATTTCGGCCTCCTTGTTCATTCGGTCGCAGGCGGTTCTGGCGAGTTCGATGGACGACGGACGCCATGAGTGATCGTATTGCAAAACGACATCGTGATTTGACGCACACCGAACAGCGACAATGCTTGTGCCGACATCTACGTAGAACGGCTTATCGTGGTTACTTCTGCTCATTGGATTCTCCTTCCTTCTCCGTCGCGGGGGCGAAGAGCCATTGCGCCAAAATGCAATACCGCTCGCTGTTCCACTTTCCGTCATGCCATCCACGCTTATCTGCAAGTGCTCTGATTGCATCATTGAATGTTGGGTACTTGTCGCAGTTTCGCGGCGGCGCGGCAAGGGCGTTCTTCGCCTTCGTATAGACTGTATCCACCGCCGCAAATAGCGCGGTGAGTTTCATGTCGTTCTCTTTAGATGGCATTGTCCACTTGCGTATCGGCTCAAGGTAGTCGATGATTTCGACAACCGCCTCGCGCAGTTTGTTGTTAGTCTGCATTGTTTCCTCCTTCCTTCTCCGTCGCGGGAGCGAAGAGCCATTCGGCAAACGCCTGCATTGTCATCAATCCATCGCCGTGGAGATGATACGCCAAGCGACACGATTCGCTGTTGTACACGTCGCAATTCCTCGGCGGCGCGGCAAGGGCGGCGTCTATCACGAGCATAAGTTCATCGAAATATCCTCCGGAACTTGCATCTTCCCAATGCACCCTCATGTATTGAAGCATATGAGGCAATCTATCCTTGATATGCTTCATCGCTTCGCGCAACTTCGCCACGTCGCCGAGCTCGCGCTTGTGCGCCGCTTCGAGGCGGTCGGCAATTTCGTCGCGCCACGCTGTGAGATAGCCATTCTCGCACTCTCTTGGTCTGCGTAGCCACGCGATGATGTCCGTGGTTGTCTCTTGCTCATTCATTGATTGTCCTCTTGTGTATTTTCGTTTTCGTTATCGTCCTCTCGCTCGGGCATCGGATTCGACTTGCACCCGCCGCCGAAGCATTGGCCCTGATTGTATTCGGGGCACGAGAAGTTGTGGCATGGGTGGTTCATGCGGTCTCCGCGCCGTCCTCGGCGTGAAACTCCCTGACGAGCGCCGCGCGCCAGTGGCGGATCACCTTCTTGTACCACGCATCAGAGAGGATGGTGCGGCACGACGCGGCGAACTGCTCGACCATCCTCTCTGCGAGCCGCGCCCGCTTGAGGGACTGCCACTGGACGCCGAAGTTGATGGCCTCCGACACGCCGAAGCCGAACGCAAAAAAAAGGATTGCGACGACCAAAATGTACCAAACGCTAATTTGCATTTTCCCACTCCTTTAATTTTCGGTTGCCGTCTCTCCGGCGTTTTCCTTCTCGCCACCGCTTGCCAGGTTTTTACAAGCCCTTCGGTCTCGGCTTGGGGTTTATTGGATGTATTACAGCCCCCCCCCCTCGGCCTCGGATTTCCCCTACGAGTTCGCGACCTCTTCGGATTCTCCGATTCGTGATTTTCCATCGCTCACGCCGCGAATGAAAGTTAGAAGGGCAAGTCCTCGTCCGCCGTGTCGTCACCGCCGTCGGCGGGAGCGTCCGTCCCCTTGTGCGCCTCGACGATCTGCGCCGCGAGCTTCTGCCAGTCGGCCTCGGTCATCTCCTTGAATGGCTTGCCGTAGTCCTTGCACATGGCCGTGACGTCCTCCTTGTCATCGCCGTACGCCTCGCCGAGCGCAAGGAGTTCCTTCCAGCTCTTCGCCGTGGTCGGCGCAGCCGCCTTGTCCGTCACGAGGATGCTCTTCGCCGAAAGGTCGATGAAGTAGCGCACCTTGCCGTCCTTCTCCCACCTGCGCCCCTCGACAAAGCCCTCGAACGCAACGCCGTCGCCGACGCGAAGGGAGTCCGCCTTCTCGCACATCTCCTTCTTGAGCGTCACGCAGACGGGGTTGGAGAACTCGTCCGCCTTCTTCGACGCCTCGACGATGACCTCGCGCTTGGTGAAGCCGGAAGCGAACTCCTGAACATCGCCCACTTCGAGCACTTTGCCCGAAACCTCGAATTTGCACTTGTATTCCATTTTGTTTGTTCCTTTTGTTGTTGTTAGATGTTGATTACCTGCTCGTAGCGCGTCGGCCAAATGCCAGTCTCGCGACACTTCCTTAGCTCAAGGAGCATCGCGTCGGCGTCGTCGCGCCAAGTTTCGCCGCCCATGTGCCCGTGAATGGCGTCGTCAATCGTGGACGCACCGATATGGACGACCGCGACGCGGTAGGGCTCCTTCTTCTCGACAGCGACGAGCCAGCACACGGGGGTGCTCCCACTTACAAGGCGGACACACTCGGCGTAAAACGCCATCTGCTCAACATAGCCGAAGTCGCGGATGTCGAAGCGGAATCGGTCGATGTCGTTGCATGTCTTGAGATCAACAAGGCGGTTGCCCTCGTGGACAAGAGCAAACCAGTCGAGACGCGCCTGTACGGGCTCGCCGTTCCACTCCGTGCGAATCGTTCCCTCGGCAATGCCGGAAGCGAGAAGGTCTTTCGCCACGGGGTGCGCGTGGACGGCCTCGCGCATCTTCTGGAGCATGGCGAAGTCCTCGGTGCCGACGACGGGCTTGGGCTGTTCCGCCGCCCACTTCGCGTATGCCGCCGTGAGCTTGCCGTAGGGCTTGCCAGTCTTCTCGTTGATCGGCCCGTCGCTGACGACGTACTCCGCGTCGAACTTCTCCTTGCCCTCGATGATGTACACGTGTGTCGCGCGCCCGAATGCGAACGCCGCGGTGTCGCCCTCGACGATCTCGCCGTCGATGGTCTTCTTGTAAAGCGCGGGGCACTTCCTGAAGAGGTTGAGCCGGTGCGAGGTCGTGTACTCGTTGCGCTTCGTCGCCGCGTGGTATTCGTCGGCGGGAATGTCTAATAACCAGTTTGGTCTTTCCATTTTTTTCTACTCCTTGTTTTGTTGTTGTCCGCTTTCGCGGTAAATCACCACGGCTGCTCTTCGGCCTTGTTGCCGATTGTGCCGTCGGACGAAAGCGCGTCCGCATCCTTGTTGTCGTCGATTGCGAAGAGATGGCACAGCGCATACTTCGTCGCGTAGCTGTCGGTCGAGCCACTGCGCTTCTCCGGCTCGGACTGCCCCTTGCGCCAGTAGTCCTGCTCCGCCGACGAACGGCACACCAACTGCTCGCCCGTCTCGATGTCGGTAAAGGTTGCCTTCGCGACCAGCAGTCGCCACGGCCCTCCGAAAATGGCGACCGTCGGCACATCCTTCTTCTCGTCGTAGGGCTTGCGCACCGTGACGATCTCGGCCTTCGCGTCCGGCGCAAAGACAATCGGCTCTGTGTCGGCCACCACCATCGCGTCAACGGCGAAGCACAGCGGCTTGGCGCGCGAGAGGATGTCGCTTGCGTTGCGGAACGCGTATTCGACCTTTGCGTTCTTCTCGTGCCCCTTGCCGCGCTCCTTCGGGACGGCGAGATGCTTCTGAACCCATGCGAGCTTCTGCCAGATGTTCATCTTCGGACGAGGCAATCCGCTCGACGACTCCCACGCAAGAGGGCTACCCGCCGCAAGCGCAATCTCTTCCATTCCCGGCGGAACGTCGCGGTGCCCCTCTTCGAGAAGGGCGAGTTCCCGCTTCCTCTCCTCCGCCTCCGCCCGCTTCTTCGCGAGCGCCGCCTTCGCCTGTTCTTCGTTTCCCATTGCCTACTCCTTTTTGTGGTTTACGAAATCCGCCTCTCGATCTCCTCGGGCGTCACGCCGAGTATCGACGCCAGCTTGTTCAGCCGCCACCGCCTCGCGCCGTTGATCGCGTCCGGCTCGGCCTCGCGGATGTCCACCCGCTTCGCGCCGCGCGGCGCCTTGCAGAAGAACCCGTTGAGCATCCGCGAGAGGGTCTTGTCCGACACCTCCAGCACGGTGCAGACCTCCTTGTCCGTGAGGTATATCCGATTCGCCATCTACGCGACCTCCTTCTTGAGCGCGGCGACTGCCGCCGCCTTGACGAAGAACTTCTTGCCGCGCCTGTCGCACCCGACCTTGCCCTCGGCGCACCAGCGCCAAAGGGTCGTGCGGCTCATGCCGAGGTAGTCCGCCGCCTCCGCGACCGTCATGTCCTGCGTCGGGTCGGGAAGGGCGCGTGCTCCCTTCATCGCCATGACGACCGCCTGCCGCTCGTCGCGCGTCACCGTCACGTCCATCAGCAGGAGCGTCTTTATCGCATTCTCGGTCGATTTCCTCATTTCGCGTCTCCTTTCTCGTCTCGGGCTGTATAATGGACGGCCGTCAAAAAAGCCATCACCAAGAAGGCAATCCCAAAGTTTGGATGCTCTGTCTCGATGCAATACACGGATGCGCCACAGATTGATAGCGTCTGGATGATGTTTAGTGTGAAGGCTACTATCTCTTTCACTTCTCTACTCCTTGATTGTATTGGTTTATGACAGCCGTTTGAAGGCGAAGTAAACGCAAATGCAAATCACCACACCTTCGACTATGTGCTTTATAATGTCCACTATATAAGGGAAAGCGTCTGCCATTGCACTACTCCTTTCGGCGTTTATGCGGCTGTTGCCGCCTTGAGCGCGTTCCATTTCACGAACTGGCGGAGCGAGCGACCGTCTGCGTTCGCCGCCGCCACCAGTGTCTTGTGTTCTGCGGGCGAGACAGAAATCTGAATGCAGATCGTCTTCGCCGCGCCCTTTGCGGTCTTTCCGTGACTTGCCATTTTCGGACTCCTCTCTTGTGCTACCTTCATTTTTGGTGTATAATGACGACTTTGTTAACTCACAACACCGCGAAGTATATCACAAATGTAGAGTAGGAGTCAATCACAAATGGAGAATATTTTTACAAATGTAATAATGAGGGTCAAGGAGCAAATGGAACGCAGGGGTGAAAGCGCCTATGCGTTTGCAAAGGCTTTGGAAATACCACAGCCAACACTGGCCTCGTATATGAGCGGCGATAGGAAGCCGTCGCTGGACTTCGTGTATCGCGTTTGTAAGGTATGCAACTGTAGTGCAAACCAAATACTCGGTCTGCCGGAAAGCCCGTCGGAAGCGGTGTGTGCTACAGATGAAATAGACGACATTCGTAGAAGGGCAGACAGTGCGAATAAGTCTGTTGCGGCCTTGCTTGAATCGCTTGATGCGCTATCAAGAAGGGCGCATGGCGCAAGAAGAAACAGACAGTAAAATACTTTCAACAACCAGCAAGGAGAAGTGCAATGAAAGACATAAGTGAAATCAGAAACAGTCAACAATGGAACAATGTCCTTGACGAGAAGTCATGGGATGCATTGGACGCCTTCACGTCGCGTGTCAACATGTCGGACAACAATCCATTTGACGTGGAGCGATGGTATGCGTTTGTTATCGCCATCTACAGAAGCGGTGCAAAGATTGAGACTTCGGAAATAAGGTCTCTTATGTCAGAAATTGGTTGGCCGTCAGACTACGCCAAAGATTGGATTGGTCGTTTTGAAGAAGGCATGATTCTTCTGAGCGTGGCAAATTCGTTGCAATAGAGAAAGTGCCATGTCCCAAACAGAAAATCTATTTTCGGTACTCGTTGTCGCTTGCAGTCTTGCTGCATTGCTCGGAATGACGTATGGGGGTTGTTGCAGATCACATGCAGATAGGCGCATCTGCGAGAGGTTCGTAGATTCCTCAAAGAATACTATCTACTGCAAGGAATGCAAAAAGAGAGAGTATATTTCAATGGCGTTTGTTAGATTTCGTAAACGCTTTGATACATTCGATTGGTATAGTATCTGCATCAAAACAAATAGGCATAAAGATGAGTCATTTGTTTACTCGCTTAATGTTGACAGAGAAAGCAATTGTATCAGTTTAGGAGAACAAGAGGAGGGACCCGGTTATGGACTCTAACGACATCAACGAAAGGTTGTCGGCGCTGGAAGATGCATTGCCTGCACTGATTGAAAACGACAAAAAGAGAAAAGACACCTACATCAAGATACTTTTTGTTGGATTCGTATCGGCAATAGTATTTATCATATTTTATTATTTGTCTTATTGGCGTCAAGATTAAGGAACAATCCATGAAAAAGAAAATAAACCCAACCCCCGCCCACGACAAGCCCCTCGCCCGCCGCGTCCGCGCCGCCGAAGCACAGGCTCGCCGCCTCCGCGCCACACTGAACAAGATCATGCGTCTGCACAAGTCCATCATCGCCGTCGCCGAGGACGTTCTCGCGGACGCAAAGTAGCCCCCAACCGAAAATTCGGAAGGAAGGTGGGAGGACTGCCATGCCGGGTATTATTATATACCCCCCTTTAGGGGGTATAATACCCCGGCGCAGTCCGGCTTCCGCGCGTTTTTATTGGGTTTTTCGCGTATTTTTTCTACCGACCCTCGGCATAGTGTGGCGCACATCAAATATTGCGCATGTCTAACTTGCGAGATAATGCGCCAACGATACAAATATAATTGCCGTTTTTCGCAGATATGGAAGCCGCGCCAACTGTGCCGTCTATGCCGCGCACATCGGTGCACTGTTGCGCGGTTTGCGGCATAGTCCGCTTTTGCCCCTATCCCAGCGCCGCTATCGCCCGCTTCGCCATCGCGTCGTCGGCGCGGAAGTAGCGCATCGTCATTTCCTCGCTGACGTGCCCCACCATGTCCCTCACCACAGGCAGCGGAACGCCCGCCTCGCCGAGCCGAGTGATGAAGGTCGAGCGCAGCGAATGGAAGCCGACTATTGAGCTTGCCTTCTTGTAGCCGTCGCGCTTCACCGGCTCCTCCAGCCCGCACGCGCGGAGGTGCGACTGCACGGCGTCCGACACCTTCCACCTCGGCCACGTGGACATGACGGGCAGGACGTAGCCACTTGGCTTTAGGCGCCCGATTGCCGCGAGCAGCTTCGGGTGTATCGGGATTCTCACGACCTTCCCCGTCTTGCCCGTGCGTATCACGCCCGCCTTGCCGTCGATGGACTCGTAGCGGAGGTTCACGCAGTCGCCGAGGCGCATCCCCGTGTACGCCCCAATCGTGAATAGCACCTTGAGCTCGCCGTCGGCGCGGTCGATTATCATGTCCACCTCCTCGCGCGAGAACGCCCGCCGCTTCGACGCGTCCGTCTTGAACTTGCGGAACGCCGCCCAGGGGTTGTCGTCCACCCCGTTGAGCCGCCAGACGCGGCGCAGGATGCGGACGATCTTGTTCGATGTCTGCGGGGAGCGGTTCGCCTTGAGCCATTCCACGAACTCTGCGGCAATTCTTGCGTTCGCGTCGTCGAGGCATATCACCTCCGGGTGTGTGGCCTTGCAGTTCAGGCGGCTTCCCGCGACATCCTGCCCGTGCAGCCACCGCATCCAGGTCTTCCACGCCCCGTAGTCGTCGCTCTGGGCGTGTTCGGTCTGCGCGATGTTCACAGGTGAGCGCGTGTATTCCTCCCATGCCGCGTCGAATGTCCGGCGGGCGGACTTCGGCTTGAAGTGCACCATGAGCGCCGCAAGCCGCTCGTCGTCGGGGAGGTCGTGCCCCTTGGCGAGCTTGTCAAGCCGCCGCCTGGCCTCCACCCTGTCGGTCGTCCCGAGAGACAGGCGCACAAACTCCCCGTTTATCTTCATGCGGGAGTACCACGTCCTGCTGCGCTTGTACATCGACCCCGCCCCGTTCGGCCTTCTTGACATCTTTAAGCTCCTTTATGGTATAATTGACGCAACGTCAACCTATGGCATTTATGAAACGAATGGAACAACGAGGACATTATCGCACAAAATTATACGACAGTCAAGGCGGAGCCAATGAAATCAATGTTTCCCAAAGGAGTATTTTCCTTCCTAAACCGTAGGTTCCGGGTTCGATTCCCGGCAGTCTCACCAAAAACCCCTTATTTTACAGGGTTGGCACAGCCCCAATAGAACAAAAGAAACCAAAACTATCGCACAAATTATCGCACACCTTTATCCACAGGTTTGACCCATGAACGCAAGGTGTGCGATGTGCCAATAGGGGTCTGCGAGGCCGTCAGTCGCTGTTTTCGTTCATTACGCGGCGGAGAATGCGCAGGCGCTTCTGGATCGTCTCGTTCGTCCAGCGTGGGTGCGTTTTCATGCGCCCCGTCTTGAATCCGCGGGAATTTCTCACGGGCGTCTGCATTTTCTCGCGGCCATACGCCTTGAGCGCGTCCGCCGCCTCTTCGTAGGATATGCCCTTGAGGGCGGCGAGGTTCCTTGAACGAACGTCGTCGGAGATTTCAACGGACGATGTGAGCGCGTCCGCCGCCTTTGCGATGCCACCCTTGCGGTCGTTGGTCTCTGCAACGCGCCATTCGTGAATCTTGTCGAACACTTCGTCCATGATCGCTTCGCGGCGCTTGTTGCGCTCGGACTGCGAAAGCCCGGACGAGCCGAGCTCGCGCGCCTCCTTGAAGAGCGGGGCAATCTCCTCGTGGAGCTTGTTCGCGCGGCGGAGCCTGCCGATGTCCTCAAGGCTCGCGTTCCCCGCGTTGTAGTGGCTCTGCGCCTCGGAGCGGAACTCGTAGAAGTCGCGGACATCGCGGCGGGCAGTCGGACGCGGACGGAACGTCGAAAGGCCAGTCGCCGTCGAGAGCGTCGTGTCGGACGCCGGCGACAGGAATCGCTTCCACATGCCGCCCGTCCAGGTGTTCGCCACATGGTCGATGTGCGCTGGAGCCCAGCCGAGCTTTTCGCCGGCCCACTTCGCGATCTCGGTCGTGGAGTGGTCGTACCACATCTGCGGATCCTTGGCGTATGCGTCCTTTATGTGGGGCGCAACTACGGGCGCTCCGTCCCACTTCGCGTTGCGGAGGTTGTCTACGAAAGGCGCGATTATGGTGAAGCCCGAAAGGAAGTCCTGCACCGACGAATACTTGCCGACATTAGTGGAGAGTCCGTGCCAAATTGCCTCCTTGACCGCGCCCTTGTCGCCGAATGCCTCGTAGACCATTGCCTTCGGGATTGCGTAGAACACCGCGCCAAGCTCGAATGGAAGAGGAACGCGCACCGTGCCGAGGATGTCGTCGTATTCCCACTTCTCGCGCGGCGTCTTGTTGAACTGGGCGCGGCGCTCCTTGTCGTCCATTAGGAGGAGACTTGCGATGCTGTTCGCTACGGCGGTTGCGGATAGCGTCACGAGCGCGCGGGTTGCGGTCTTCGCCAAGTTCACGCTCCTGCGTTCCTCGAATTGAGTGGGAAGGGCATTCGTCACGCCCATCTTACGGACGAACTGCTCAAGGCCGCGATACCACGCGTTCGTGTATGGGACGAGCTGGTTGAGCCGCTTCATCAGGTAGCCGTGCTTGCCGAAGTCGATTGAGATGTCCTTGCCGGCGGCGAACGCGAGCCATGCGGAAGCCTCGCGGTCGAGCCCCGCCGCCTGCGCACGCTTCATCACCCCCATTACCTCGCGAACACGTGGCCCCATTTCCGGCTTGGAGAGGACGTCGGCTATTACGCGCGACACGCCGGAGAGCGGAGAGAGAAGGGTGGTGTTGGCTTCGATATTACCGAGAAGCCCCTTCGCCAGCGCGACTTCGGACATGTGCTTAGCCTGCGCCTCGGGGTTTGCGCCCATGAGCATCGCCATCTCGCCGCCCATCGAGCGGAAGAGCCTGCCCGCATCCTTGCCGAGAACGTCGTTCATCATGCCGGACACGGACGATACAAGTGGCAACGCGCCGCTTTCGCTCATGATCGCCGCATGGAATGTGTCGCGCATGAAGTTCGCGGTCGCAAACACGGGGTTGAGCGTGGTCGCGCCAAGGCGGAGGAGCTTCGGCGTTGCGGTCGCGACGTTCCATAGCGCGTCGCCTACCTTGTTGTCGAATCCGCCGTTGCCTTTCTCCATGCCGGTTATGTACTTCTCCCACGCTGCGTCGGGCAGCTCGAAAGTGACGAGCTTGCCGTCGATGTAGGTGGAGACGAGCCCGTGCCGCCCGTCGGACGGACGTTCGCGGAAGACCGTGAGTGGGGCGTCGCCGTCTGCAAAGAGCTGGTCGAAGAGCGCGTCTCCCGTCTCGCCGCCCGCGCCTTGCGCCCCTGCGCTGTTGAGCGCGTCCACGACCTGCTTGCGCAGCTTCTCGGACTTGAACTTCACGCTCTCCTTTGCGTTCGGAACCTTGACGGGGAGGTTTGCGCCGATCTTGTAGTCGCGGCCCGTGCCGTTCTTGAAGAATGCCTCGTTCGCCTTCTCCGCCTGGAGCACGTCGCGGGCGATCATGTTCAGCGTCTTCATCGTCTGGAAGTAGCGGAGCTGCTTCTCGATCTGCATGAGCGTCGCCGTGCGCGGCGGGACGATGTTTCGCGTCGAGCCCTTGATGGCCTTGATTGGGTTCTGCTGGCGACCGCCAGTCCCTGCCCCGTCCTCGGCGAGACGGCGCTCGGTGCGGACGTAGTATTTGTGCTCGCCGACGATCTTCTGGTACTGTTCCGGGGTGAGCGCGCCGGCTTCGAGACCGACGGACAGCGCTCGGCGGGAAAACGCTGTGAACCGCTCAAGGGCGTTGAGGAACCGCGGAGACTCCAGCTTGGCGACTACGCGCTCAAGCGTCGCCTGGTCCATGCCGAACTCCCGTCCCTTCTTGACATAGTTCTCAAGGCCGACTTTTGCCGCGGCGTACACGTCGAAGTCCGCGAGCTCCTTCTTGGTGAAGTCGCCGAAGATGTCGCGGTAGGACTCAGTGTTGTTGTTGCGGATGGGCTTGCCGTTGGCGTCGAATCCCGTCACGTCGCCGATCTTCTCGGTTCCCGTGAGGTTGGTGACGCCGTACTTCGCCATGTCGAGGACGCGCGCCTTGGAAGTGCCGCGTGCGTTCGACGCGAAGATGCGCGGGTCACTGAGAATCTTGCGGTTGATTTTCGCGGCGAGGTCTTTTGCCGCCTGCGAACCGCCTTGCCCGGACTTGACGAGCTTTTCGAGCTGGCGGAAGTCCTCGCGCCACTCATGGAGGGAGTCGAGCCCGGACTTCTTGTAGCCCTTGGTTAGCGTCGCACCCTCGTCGTTCCACGCCTCCTGCGTGAAGACGGACTTCACCTTGTCCCACGCGCGGCGGGCGGCGGAAGTCTCGGGGTTCTGCATCGCGGCAACCTTCTGGACGTCGTTCTGCATGCGCCAGCGCATGACCTCGGCGCGAACCCTGTCCATGCGGCGCACAAAGTCGGGGTTCTTCTTCGCGAAGCTGTTCCTGAACCACGCGTCAAGGTGCGGCGCCTGCGTCGCGAGGTCTTCGGCGCCCGTCATGTAGCCGCGCACGTACTCGGCGAATCCCTCCTCCATGTACCCTGCGGCGGGGCGCTTGTTGCCGTATAGGTCGCGACCCCACTTGGCGAGCTCGCGCTTGACCTCCTGCGGGATGTTCATCATCTTGCGCTTGGCGATCATCGAGATTCCGTGGCCGATTTCGTGCGGGATCGTGTCGATGGACGACATGTCCTTGGAGCGGATGAGCTCGCGCCACGGCTCGAAGTGTCCGTTGTAGTTCTTCCCGATGTTCGTCGTGTTCTTGCCGCGGATGGCGAACTCGGGAAAGTTGTCCTTGATGGCGCGGACGATGGAGTTCTTGGAGACGAGACGGGAGAAGAAGTTCTTGGAGACGAGACGGGAGAAGAAGCCCTTGGCTCCGGGTCCGGGCGCGAAGTTCTCGGCGCGGGACGGAAGCCCCTCGGCCTTGCCGGACGGCGCGACGCCCGACTCCTCCTCGGCGATGAGGCGGTCGAGCTCGGCGATGGTGTCGCCGATGGTCTCCTTGGCGGGAGCAGAGGGGGAACCTACGGGCTTTGCCTCCGCCTTGGGCGCGGCGGCCGGCTTCTCGCCTTCGGCAACCTTCTTGCCGACGCCGGAAGTCTCGATGTCGTTGGCAAGCGGCTTCTCGGCGGCGACGATGGTTCCCTCTTTCAGCGAAGTCGGTGAGAGCCGCTTCTGGACGAGCCGCTTGAACAAAGTGAGCGCTTCGGGGTTGTTGTAGACCTTGAACGTGCCGTTGTCGGGGACGTCGAAGGTAATCATCTCGCCCTTCTGGAACGTCTCCCTTGCCTTGTCGATCTGCTCGTGGATTTCAAACAACTTCATTCGGTCATAGGTGGCGTCGCGCCGCTTCAACAAAGCCTCGTAGTCATCTACGAACTTCTCCGTGGAGGGTGCGCCTTCCGGCGCGGCGGCTTCGGCGTGAGACTTGATTGCGTCGTCTACGGACGAAAGCAGCCAGTCCTTCTGCGCCCTCTTCTTCGCGTCCTTCTGGCTCTTGCTGTCGGTCGGCATAGCCTCGATGCGGTCTTTCGCTTCGACAAGCTCCTTTGCCGGAGTGTAGGTAGACTGCGCTTCGGCTGGTTCTGCCGTCTTCACCTCCGCTTCGGGGGCGGGGGTCTCGGCGGGGGCGGTCTGCTCCTCGGCCTTGGCTTTCTTCCCCTTGCGCTTTTTCATCTTCCCCTTGCCATCGGGAACGGGGGCCTTCTTCTCGGATATTACCTTGTCAAACCACTCCTGAATCTTCTCGTTTCGCCCGTTGTGGTGGCCGAGATTGAACTGCTTGGCGCGCTCTTTCAGGTCTTCAAGCGTTTCAAGGTCGAACTGCCGCAGGTGTTCAAGCGCGGCGGACTCATTCCAACCCTCTCCATTTTCGTTGCCCCACCCGACCTTCTTATTGAACTCGTCAAGACCGAAATCTTCTTCAAACCTCTTGTAGGCCGAATTAAACTCGGCAACATCCTTCGCCCACTTGACGCCTTTCTCGGCGACCTTGATTGCCCCAGCTTTCGTCTTTGCGGCATTGAACACCCCGCGCCGAAGGTCGATATAGTTCTCGTTATAGGGAACCCAGCCCTCGTTGGTCTTGCGGAGGTATATCTTCGTTCCGTCGGCAAGCGTCGCGGATGGCGATTCCTTTATGGCCTTGCGTTCGGCGCGGAGCTCGGCGAGCCTTGCCTCCGCCTCGGCCTTGCTCTTGAACATCATCCTGTGCGCGTCGCTTGGGCCGTCCTTGACGACATAGCTTACGCCTTCGCCGTCAACGGAGGGTTCCTCGAACATCGTCACGCCGTAGTCGCTTTCAGCCGCCTTTGGCTTTACCATCTTCCCTTTGCCGTCGGGGACCTTTGCAGCCGGAGCGGTTGTTGCATCAACAGCAAGGTCCTCCTTGGACACGTCGATTCCGCCGTTTTTCTTGATGTGCTTCTTCGTGGCCCATAGATTCGTCTTGATGCCCTTGCCGTCCTGCGGGATTATCACCTCAAGGTACGGGTGCGTGCTGTCGTTGACCACACAGCCAATCTGCACCGAGCCGTCTGGACGGACGCGAATGGAACTGACGCGGCCCTTTACGTCCGCGCCGAGAGCCCCATAGGGAAGAGGCTTGCCGCTCTCCAAGTCACTCACTATCCCCGTTGCCTTTCTTCGGGCGGCATCGGAGATGGAAGAGGTAGCAATCTGCTTCCGTATGGCTTTTAACGCATCGCCTTTCATCTTCGCGACGGGTATTCCAAGCATCTCGGCTGCGGTCTCCGCAGACACTATCTTCGTCTGTCCGTCGGGAGTTTCAACGGCGAATTGGTGGACTATCTTTCGGCCTGTGCTGTCGTTGGTCTCAGAGAAGTCCCAATCACTGATGCGACGAGTCCTGTCGTTGCCGCTCTTGTCTACATACTCCTCACCCTTGTTCGGCCAGACATAGGAGACGAGCTTTGCGCCCGTCTTGCCCACAATCGGCTTCTTGAACACAAGCGGTTCCGAGTTATAGGTGCGTTTCGGCGCGGAAATCGCGTCAGACGCGCGAGAAGGGGGCTCTGCGCCCTCCGCTGGCTTGGGGGTGTCCTCGCCCGTCTTGGGCGGCGCGGACGCCTCTGGTGGCTTCTGCGGCGGCTCTTTCGGCTTCTCGGCGGGTTTTACCACGTCCGGTCGCGGCGCTTCGCCTCGCGGCGGCTCTGCTTCCACTGGTCGAACCGCTTCTGACCCTTCTGCCCGAGTTTCGACGGGCGGCTTGGGTTGCGCTGGTTTTTCATCGGTGACATTCCCTGTCTCATCTTTGATCTCCGTTGGCTGTTTTTCGACTTCCGCCTTTTCAGCGGCAATCCTGTTCTTGGCAAGTTCCGCGTTCGCGTCCTGCGACTTGACGATTGTCTCGCCCACCGCGTTGCGCGATGCCTCGTCCATTTCGGGCAGTCCCGCCTCTCTCGCGACGCGACGGCTTATCTTGCCCTCCCTGCTCCACGCCTCCGCCAGCTTGTTCGCCGCCTCCGGGTTGGCGTTGGCGTATGCGAGGACGCCCATCGGCTCTTCGAGCGCCGTCTTGAGCATTGCGTCTCTCTGCTTCAACGCCTCTCGCACCTTGAACGGCGTCGGGAGCATCGCCATTACCGCGCCGAATAACGCTTGCTCGCCGCCGGTCTTGAGCGCATCCGTCGCGCACTTTTCCCAATCTATCTTGCCTGTCTGCGCCTCCTGCGTTATGGCGGAGTCGATGAACTCCTGCGCGGCGCCAAGGCCACCCATTTCGATGATGGACGGAATTGCGTTCGCGAGCATCTGCTTCCCCACGGCAGTTGCCAAGTCGCCGCGAGCGACGCCCGCGATGCCGTCCTTGCCCGCCTTGTCGATGAGCGCCTGCACCGCGCCCTTCGGGGCATAGCCGAACGCCTTCATTATGCGATGGACTGGAGCGTTCTTGAACGCCGTTGTGATCCCTGCGTCCGTTCCGCCGCGCATGAGTCCAAGCTGCATGGCTTCCTCGTCCGTCGCGCCGCGCGCCTTCGCCGCTTCGTAGGTCTGCTGCCATCCTTCGACGAAGTGCCCGCCCGCGAGGATTGGCGTGGGCGTCAGCGCGAACTCCGCAAGCCCCGCGCCAAGGCCGATTGCCTTGCCTACGCCCTGCGCCACGGCGGAATCGGTCTTCTGCTCGGCGGGGAAGAGGATGTCGGTTGCCTTGTTGATCTGATTGCCGATGAACATGCCGCCGTTGTTCAACATGCGGTCGGCGACTGCGCCAGCGGTGAAGTCGTCCTTCGAGAGCGTGCCCTTGATCGCCCTACGCGCGTAGTCCTTCGCCATAACACTTGGGTCAAGCTCCGTCACCGTGCCGATGAACTTGGCGAAGCGGGAGAGAGAGCCGCCGAGCGTTCTTCCTATTGCCGTGCCGCCAGCATCGGCGAGACCGTCCGCGTAGTCGGCGAGGAACGTGCTTTCGCTCTTCGGGTTGGGCACTGGTCGGCTTGCAACTATCTTGTCGCGTTCGTCGCGGTCGGCCTTGAACTGCTCGCCCTCGCGCCATTCGGGGGAGCGCAGAAACTTCGACAGTTCCGGCATCGTGAAGTCGCGCGCCGATCCGTCCGCGAACGACATGCGGCGAGTCGGCTCCGCGTCGGGGAAGTCAACTCGGAAGTTCTCTATCTCCGAGGTGGGGATGGTGTAGCCCTGCCCGTCCTTCGTGCGGTAGCGCACGGCTGGCTGCGCATCCTCTCCGAAGTCGGCCTTGAACTCGGCCTCCTTGTCGGCGGGAATGTGGTACTTCGTGCCGTCCGAAGCGATGTAAGACGTCAAGTTCTGCATGTCGAAAGTCCTCTCCTGTTAGTCTGCGAAACCGCCCCACTTTTTCTTGCGCGCGGTCGGCTCCGTGACGGGCTGAACCTCGCCCGAGGGGGTGGGAGACATCGCGGGCTGGATTGGATGCAGTTCGTCGTATTCCATGCCCGCCTGCTCCTGTATTTTCTTCAAATCGTCTATTGTCGGTGGGTCGTCTGCGTATTTGTCGGACTGTGCCCTATCTATTGCCTTGTCTATGTACTTCTGGCGATCCGCTTCTCTCTTTTGCGCGGCCTTTGCCTGTTCCGCTTCGAGTTTCTGCCGTTCGCTCTCCTGCCTCTGGGCTTCCGCCTCTTGCGCTTCGGCTGCGGGGTCGGGAAGGGGAACATAGTCGCCGTTTGCCTTTTGGTAGAATCGGTTGCCCCTTTCGTCCATCACAATCCCCTTGTCGAACCGCTCCTGCGCGGTCGGCTCGCGCTCGCGGAGCGCGTCGGCCATCCGTATCGTGTCCTCGGCGTCGCCAAACCGCTCAAGGAGCTTCGGCATTTCCTCGCGGGAGAACCGCCCCTGCTTGATGGCGTCCACCACGTCGTTGACAAGCGCCTCGCGTTCGCGGCGTCCCTGCGCGGTGAGTTCGCGCTCCGCCACGAGGTCGTTCTGCACCTCGCCCGTGCGCCTAAGCGCCTCCGCCTCCTTCTCGCCGGGGAGCCACGGGCGGATCCACTGATTGAGGTCGTCGCGCCACACGCTTTCGTCATCCGGGCGGTTGAAGATGGATGTACCCGTCACCTTGTAGTCGGAGTCGCCACCCCTTGCTGAACGAGCCACGCCCATTCCGCCTCCGGGGGCGATCCTGGCGATTTCGCGGCGCAAACCCGGGACAGACTTCCCAAACACATCTGCTTTCGTCTCCGCAACGGAAATCACTTGCCGATTCTTCCTTGATGGGGTGGGCGGCTGAACCACGCCACCCTGCGCAGCCTTGATTTCGCGTATGCGATTCTGAGAGCGAATCTGCTCAAGAGCGATTGCGTCGGCGAGGTCTTTGTCGCGGTTTCTCGTCGGGTGCATCGCTCCGATCGTCGGCGCATGCGCGGTTATAAGTTGTGGATGTACGTATGTCATGGCAAGCCTCCTTGTCTGTTGTGTCGTTGCTATGCTGTCCTTGTCGTCACTGAAACGGGACTTCCCTTGATGCCGTCCAACACGCCTGAAGGCGAAGTCCAGCCGCTTGTTCTCCAGCCGTCGTCGCTGCCCCACCCCACATGCGCGTATGTGCCGTAGGTATTGGATGAGTAGATGGTCGGATTGGCCCTGCTGATGGTTCGGTAGTTGAGTATGACGCGGGTGTATATGCTCACGTCCCCCGCGTCGAGGCTTTCACCATCGAGGTTGTAGATTCCATATCCGCACACACGGCATTCGTAGTCCCCAGAGACGCCGAAATTATTTGGGTAGCGGTACTTGTCGTTCCAGAAGCCATCGGAGTCCTTGTATAGCCGCGACTCTGGCTTTCTAAACGCAAGGGCAAGTGCATAGGCCCCTTCGCCAAATGCGTCCTCAAGCGAACTCTGACTCCCTCTTGCGAGGCTATCGCCATCGTTTGCCAGGCTCGTTATGTTGCAGACGGACACGACATAGCCATCAACCACCTTCTCGCATTGGAAGCCGCCTTCGTCAACGGCTTCCGCGAGCGCGCCGCCGTTCGGGGTTTCGTCCACCTTGAACTCGACGCCGTATATCCCTTCGCACAGCTCCACAAACGCGAGGAAGTCCGCGTCCAATTCGCCGCGCTTCCTCTGGGCTATATAGATCGGCGGCATAACCAACTTCGCGAACTGCGGCGTCGGCGTTTCGTCGATCTTCGGCTCCGGCTCCAGCGGACACCTCCATGTGACCCACCCATTCCCAGAGGACGACAGGTCCAATTCGCCAAAGCGCCCAGTCGTGACGCTTGTGAAGACTTTTCTTTCGGTCCACCAGTCCGGGAACACAGCGACCTTCTTGCCGTGCATGGCGATTTTGTCGCTGTCGCCGCACATCATTAGCGCGTTTGGCGCCGGTATATTCAGGATCGCCATGCGTCAGTCACTCCTCCTGCGCATAGTGGCACCTATCCGTATCCACGATCTTCACGGGCGGGTCGTCGAGAAGTTCGTCGTTCTCGTCGTAGTTGCAGTCAAAGCGCCTCTTGTCGTCGTTCCACGTATCGAGGTTGGCGTCACTTCCGAATGCAAGGGAGACGAGGTGTGGACGCTCCGGGTCGTCGTGAGACTCCTCCCAGAACGGCCTCACGCTGTACTTGCCATTGCCGCCTCCGAGCGCCATCCTGAATATCTCGCTCCCGGTCTCGCCCGACACGTACACGATCCGGCCGTTCGGCGTCAGCTTCGCCAGACGGTAGAACTCCTTGGCTACGAGCTGGTCGTATTCCTTCTCGGTGTTGTCGATGTAGATGTAGATTCTGCCGATCTTCATGGTCGCGCCGGCCCGTCCGTCGAGGTTCGCCTCGGTGCCGTTCTCCGCGTCGCCTTCGCCGGAAAGCACCTTGCCGCCGCCGCCGGGGTCGTATTCCGACAAGTTGAAGAACCCGCGCCGACCGCCGTTCACGCCGTACATGCGCCGACCGCCGCCGACGGACTCGTCGCCCTTCAGCATGATGCGGTTGCCCTGCGCCATGACACTGCCCTCTGGCGCAAGCTTGCGCTCCAGCACTTCGGGGGTGTCGCCCACGCTCACCTTCACCTTGCCCTTGTCGGCGTCGTCGGCCATCGATTCTATCTTCTCCATCTTCGGCGTCGGAGCGAGCGCTTCGAGAAGCGGCGCGAAGTCCCCGCCGCCGATGAACTTCGGGGCCTGTAGGCTGGCCGCGCCGAGAAGAGCCTCCGCGACGCTGCCCTTCGTAGGCGCGCCGTCGAGGTCGAAGGAGCGGCTTCCGCCGCCGCCGATGTAGTTGACGCCGATTCCCATGCGCTACTTCACTCCGTTCGATGTCGTGGTCTCCGAGTAGCCGAGCGACTTCGCCGCGCCCGCGATGGCGTCGAGGCCGGGGAACTCGTCCTTGCGGCGCTCCATGAAGTCGAGCATCCACTTGAACACCTGGTTTCGCGTCTCCGCAGGGTCGAGAAGCCTCTGCTTCGCCATCTGCTGCAGCTTCGCTGCCGCGTCCATGAAGCGCGTGCCGATGTCGCCCGCCGCGTTCGTCACCTTGACGTACACGTCTATCTTCGTCTCGATGAGGTCGTTGAGGGCCATTTCGCGGTTGCGCTCGATGCCGCTCGCCGTGGTCGTCCACACGGTGGAGTTGAAGAGCCCCGCCGTTATCAGTTCGACGCGCGACTTCGAGAGCTGGTTGTCGAACTTCAGGTTGATCTCCCGGACGCGGTTCTTGAAAACGTCGTCCGGAAGGTTGTCCGCGACGGCGTGGAAGTCCGCGACGGTCTTCTTCATCGTCTGGAGAACGTAGTCCGTGAGCGGCTTGAGGTCCGCCGTCGAGACAATGAAGTTGTTGCCCTCGTCCTCGTAGCGACCGAGCATGACGGAGTAGAGGTTGACGAGCTCGTCGTAGCGGTCGTCGTTGATCTTGCGGCCCTCGTTGTACGCCTTCGTCAAGTCCTCCACCATGTCCTTCATCACGAGCTCTGCCTGCATCTTGCGGCGTTTCAGGCGGATGCGCACGTAGGCGAACCAGTACGGCCCCTCGGACGAGGTTTTGCTGACGCCAATCGACTTTGTAGTCGAGTCCGTGGCGGAGTCAGTCGCGCTGGATGTGTGTGACTTGGTGCTCGTTTCGCCGCTTGTTTGCGATGAAGTGTGGCTGCTTGTCTGGGAGGACGTGTTGCTGCTTGTCTGAGAGGAGGTATTACTGCTTGTCTGGGAGGACGTGTTGCTGCTTGTCTGGGAGGAGGTATTACTACTCGTCTGCGTTGATTCACCCGTATGGGCTTTTGTCTGGCCGGACGATTCAGAGGTGGCGCTTCCATGAGAAATTGCCTGTCTCGAATCTGCATCCCAAGGGAAAGAGTGAGAAGATGCGAAAGAGCGAGAGGACGCGTGGCTACGTGACGACCCCTGCGACGAACCGTTGGATTCTGTTGAGCCCTTTGTGTGGCTTTCTGTGCCGCTGCCGGTCTTGCTCTTTGTGCCGCTGCCGGTCTTGCTCTTTGTGCCGCTGTTGGTGCTGCTCACAGTGCCGCTGCCGGTCTCGCTCTCCGTATTGCTCTTCGTATTAGTCTTGCTCGATGTGTTCGACACAGTTCCGCTATGTGTTGCGCTGTCTGTCGTGCCCATGTTGTCCGTATCCGTCTGGCTGACGGTCTGCCAGTTGCCTCCCTCTCCGCCGCCCTGCACGGCGTCAACATACCACCCGTTCGAGAAGAGGTACGACAGAAGCTGGACGCGCACGATGGCGTGCTGGCTCGGACGGCCCACGTAGTCGCCGAAGTCGAGCTCCAGCACTTCCACTACGAACCACCGCGAGGCGTTGAGAAGCCTCTGCGGCACGGGGTCGTGCGGCGAGATGTATTCAAGCGGGTTTATCTTCGCAAGCGTATCCATCTGAAGCCCTCCTTATGCAGTAAGATCGTATTGCAGAAACTTCCGAGACGCCGCGTAGTACGCCAGCATACGCGACCCCGACCCGTTCACCGCCACGCAGTTCACGTGCCCGTCAGTCTCGTTGTACATGTTGCCGCTCGTGGACGACACGCTCGCAGTCGAGACATCGAACGGCGTCGAGAGCATCGCCTTGATTATGCGACAGTCAGTGCTTGACGGCTGTCTGATAACAAGCAGCACAGAGCCATCTGGCGAGAACGAGAATCCACGCCAAGTTCCTGCTACTTCGTTGTCCACAAGTGTACGCAAGCTTAGAGAATCCGCGTCCCCCGCCGTAGTAAGGTCCCACGCCGTCGAAAGATGCCGCACATACAGAAGATGCGGGTCTGTCTGGTCGTTTCCGGCTTTATGGAAGAACTTTGTCCCGTCGGCTGAAAAAGCAACATTCACAATTGAGTTCCCCCCGAGCACGTTTGCGCGGCTGCTCTGGTATGCGAGATCGTATGCAGAGCCAAGCACATACATGTCGATAAGCCCGCTATTCCACACCATGTAGTAGCGTTTTCCGTCACTCCCGCCGATCAACCCGGATATTGACGCGCCTACGCTCAGCCCACGCGAATCGAAGGTGCTCTTGAACGCCGTCACGTCGAACGGACTTCCGTCCTGGAATCCCCAGACATATGGGTAGTAGTTCCCGGCATGGAACATAATCCGCCCGTCAGGAAGCACCTGCACGTTCCTCATGTACAGTGCGTTTGTTGTCGAAACGGACGTATCGAACAGCGAGGCCGCTGGCACGACAGCGCTGTATGCGATGTCCGTAAGGTCGAAGTTCGACCAGCCGGAAGAGCCTGACACGATACGGAATGTCCGCGTCACGGAACCGGTGCAATCGCCGATGCCCGACGTTCACGTTGTCCACGTAGTTGAGCACGTAATCCACGTTCACGGTGAGAGGCGAGCCATCGTAAACAACCGTGACGGCAGGAGTGATCGGGTTTCCGGTGTACGTCATCTTTGCGGCAACCGTCACAGTCGCGTCGGCCATGTCTTTGGGCGCGCCGGCTGGGTTCGATCTCCGCGCAAGATACTTTCGCCTGTTGAGAAGGTAGGTCACTTACCATCCTCCGAAGTCCGCCGTGCGCCCAAACTGGATGATTACGCCGAGAAGCATTGCCTCGGTCGGGAGCGGCGTCGCCCCCGACGGAATGTTCTGTGTATCGCGCTTCACCGTGAAGCGGACGAGGTTGCCGCCGGCGAGCGACCCCTCCGGCGTGAGCGCGGCGGATGCGCCGCTCTTGCACAGCTCGTTCGCGCTCTGCGTGAGGTCATCAACGTCGAGCATGACAGTCGGCGTGTCGCTTATGTCGTCGCCGTCCGCGCAGGACACCGCGCCTATCGAGAAGCGCACCGCCTCGCCGGACTGTCCCGCCGTGGAGTCGTAGAACGTCCACAGGTACTTCACCTTGACCGCGCCCTTGTCCCAGTCGTCGGGAAACGCGACGGAGAACTCCGCCGTCTTGTCGGCGGTCGAGGGGAACGCTATCGTGTCGTGCGTTGCGCTGTTGAAGCTGACCGCGCCGGGCGTCGCGCCGTCCGTGTTCGAGGGCGTCATCGCCCCGGCGGGAACAAAGATCGTGTCGTAGCGCTTCGTGCCCATGACGAGGGCGCGAATCTGCGCGGCGGAGACCTTGCGGTAGCCGTTCGCCGAGGAATCGTAGAAATACGCGAGGTCTGCGTCGGCGAGGGCGTCTATCGCGGTCGCGCCTGGAATGTCAACGCCAGCCGCGCTCGGCGGGGTCGCCCATGCGCCGTTGCCGCAGAGGAACTTCACCTCGTCGCCCACGACGGGCGCGGGCACAAGCCCCTGCGTGCCGTCCTCCTCGCCGTCCGTGCCGCCAAAGGGCGTGGAGCCCGTGGGCGTCGCGAATGTGCCGTCGCCGCGCAGGAACTTGCTCTCCGCGTCGTCCGTCGGGAGCTTTGGGCAGAGGCCGTGACGGGCGGAATTGGCGTCGAGGTCGGCGTTGTCGTCGCCCTGCGCGAGATCGTCGATCTTGTACGAGGGGAGCTTCCCCATGATGTACGTCCAAAAGCGCGAGAGAAGCGACTTCTTGTTGAGCGAGTCGTTCTGCTTGACGATTATGGTGTCGTTGTCGCCGAGCGCCGCGCCTATCTCCGCTACGGACGAGGTGTCAACGAGGTTGTCGAGCTTCGTCTTGTCCGCCGCGCTCATTAGCCCAGCCGCCGCCGTGGTCGCAGGCTGGATGGCGTCGCGCACCGCCTTCTCGGTTGGGATGTTGTCGTTGCTGGCGTTGTTGGCGATGACGTTGACGATGCTTTTCCCTGCTTTCAGCTCGTTCGCCGCACCCCACGTCGGTATCTTGTCTTCATTGTGCGAAGCTGGAGGGGATATTTTTGCGTCTACGGCATCGCGCACTGCTTTCTCGGTCGCAAGTGCGCTATGCGATGCGTTCGCGGAATTGCGCACGGATTGCTGAAGCGTGAGTCCATCCGCGAGCTTGCGATTGGTGGAGTCCCACTGCGGAATTTTGCCCTCGGTCGTCGATTCAGGGCCGGTCAGCGCGTCAAGGTCGTCAATCCTCGCGCCAAGCGCCTCGTCAGCCGCCGTCCGCGCAGATGCTTCGGAATCGACTGCCGCCGTAATAGCCGCCGTTCTCGCCGACGCCTCGGAATCGACCGCCGCCGCGATAGCGGTTGTCCTTGCGGATGTTTCTGAGGCTATTGCCGCCGCGATAGCGGTTGTCCTTGCCGACACCTCGGAATCGACTGCCGTCGTAATAGCCGCCGTTCTCGCCGACACCTCGGAATCGACCGCCGCCGCTATCGCCGCCGTTCTCGCCGACACCTCGGAGGTGATTGCGTCCTTCACAGCCTTTTCCGTCGGAAGTTTCGCGTCGGAGGCCGTCGAGCCTATCGTCGTGGCGACCGCAAGACCGTCCTTTAGCTTCTTGGCGGTGGAGTCCCACTGCGGCACCTTGTCCGCCGTGGTCGTCAGTGGAGCCTTCACGTCGCCAACGTCGTTTACGGCATTGGCTATCGCGGTTGCCCTTGCCGCGGCCTCCGCGTCGACAGCGGCGCGGACTGCGGCCTCCGTAGGGAGCGCGTCGTTCGACGCCGTTCCCTGTGCACGCACCGTGGTCTGCACGGCGAGGCCATTGCCCAGACCGCCCGTTGCGGTCGCCCACACCGGCACGTTGCCGACGGTGGTAGTACCGGGGACGCTCGCCTGCACGGCGGAGAGCGCCGCCATGAACTGCGAGACGAGCATCGTCTTCGTCACTCCGCCGCTCATCACAACGATCTTGTCGCTGTCCTGCACAGTCAGCACGTTCACGCACGAAGCGAAGTACGACGCGAGGGTGGACTGCACGAACACCGCCAGCGCGCCGAGCGTGCCTTTCTTCACGCTGTTGCCCTGCTTCACGACGATGCCGTCGCTCGCCGCCATCGGGTCGGCATTGCCGAGCGAGGTGAATATGTCGGCGTAGTTCGCGGTCACGTATGCCGTGAGCTTCTCCAGCGTCATGGTCTTCTTCGTGCCGCTGTCGTCGATGACGAAGAGCTCGTTGCCGTTCGGCGTCACGATGCCGGTGAGCGCGAAGGCGTAGTCCATCATCGCCTGCGCGATGACCGCCTCGGAGACGCGCTTCATTGCGCCGCCCTGCCGTATGTACACGCCGTCGTCGGACACGGACGTGGACACCGCCTCCGTCACATCGCCGAGCGCATCGAGGACGAAGCCCTTTATCTGCTCGACGCTGACCTTCTTCGCGGCTCCCGCGTCGGATATGGGTAGTACCTCGCCCCCCGAGACCGCGCTGTCCTGTGTCGCATCGTCAATCTTCATGTCTGCCATGTCAAACCTCCCATCTGCTCTTCTGTCCGAACTCACTCTCCATGAACGACACGAACACCTCGCTGTCGAAGACCGCATCGTCAAAGGATATCATGTCAGTGCCGCCAACGACCTCATCCAGCTCTTCGGCCGATATGGCGTGGCAAATCTTCACGTCGTCCCTCTGGCCGACCGCCGCGTCGGGGTGGTCGTAGAGGAAGAGGTTGCCGAGTATCGCCCATGCGTTCATCCTCGTCTCGGCGTTGTCGCACACGCGGGCGATCCACGGATAGCGCGAGAACACGTCCGCGTCGACCGTGAGCGCGTTGTGGTTGCTCGTCATCCGCGTGGGCATCCCGTTCCTGCCGAGAATCCAGCGCGACCCCACGAGGCCGAGCTTGTATTCGTAGTGTATTTCGTCGGGCAGCACGAGCGTCGGCAGTTCTCCGCAGACGTATGTCGGGTACTTGTCGAAGTCCGTCTCATTCACGAAGATGTGGTCGTCGGCCTGCAAGAGAAACTTCCCCGTCACGAGACCCGCGTCGGCAGCGGCCTTGACGTTCCGCCAGATGTTTTTCTGAAAGAGCCCGTCGTGGTTGTCGGTCTTGAGGGTTTTCACCTCTGGGGAGAGGAAGTCGGGCACGTCGCCCACGACCGCGATGTTGCCGACGTTGCGCCCGTACTTCTCAAGAGACCGCAGCGACCACCGAAGCTCGATGTTGTCGTGTTTCGACCCGCTGCCTATGATGTACAGCATGTCCATTATCGCAGTCTCCCAAGAATCTTGCATGTCGCGGTGGCCGTTTCGTAGGCCCAGCGTCCTGTTCCGCGTAGAACTATTACGCACCATGCGCCACGGACGCGGGGGCGAATGGTGTGGTTGAAGCCGGGGCCGACAGTCGCCGTGAAGGCTGGCTCCGCGAAAGACGGCGCGGGGGGTTCGGCCTCTGCCTTCGCAAGCGCCGCCTCGGCTGTGCGGGCGGGGTAGATTTCAAGAGAAACGTCGTCGCTCCCCTCGGCGAGAACCACGTGCAGAGTGTCGAGTATGCCGTCCTCGTCGTCACGCCCCGAAGTGCGGAACGGCCCGATGGCGACGCAGGAGGCAATCTCCGCGCCGTCGATTTCGTCATGGCTGTCGTCGTCGTCGCGCGAATCGTCGAAGTACCGCCACTTTCCGTCAGAGCCAAGAAGGACAGTCCTGTTCTCGCCGTCCGCGATGACGTGCGCGGCGGCGACGGGGCGCATGGCGGCAGGAACCGCGACGGGCCACAACGCGCCTTCTTCAATGAACCAGTCTCCGTCGGCGGAGAACAGGTGAACCCCGTCGGCGGCGAAGTCGGGCACCATGAGCGCGTCGGCGTCCGTCGCCTTGAGCTGCGGAACCTCCTTCGAGGAAAGCACGGGGCCGCCCTCCCCCGGCACAAGCGAATACACGCCCTTCGCCGAGAACAGCCACAGCCGCGTCCCGTCGAAGCACCACGCGGACGGCCCTACGCACCCCACGTTCGTGGAGACGCACTTCAGGACGCCGTTGGTGGGCTCGCCCGCGAGACACCACAGCGAACGCGCCGTCGCGACGTAGAGAAGCGAATCGAGAACTGGCATCATGGCGGTTATGGTCTCGCCCTCCACTCCGGCGTGGGCGACGTTGCCCGTGGCGGCGCGCGCCAGGTCCTCCATGTCGCCACCGTAGTCCCAGTCAGTCAGGTCGCCGCTGCGCGAGGCGTACCACTGCGCACCCGATGCAACGAAGAGGCGGTAGCGGTAGAACGCCATCGCGCGGCATTCGGCGGGCACGGAGCCCTTTGACGCCCTCGGCGCATACGGCTGGTGGGGATTGACGAACGGCGCACCGTCGGGGCCGGAGAATCGCGTCGTTGGAAGGTCGAAGAGGACATTTCCGCCGTCGGGCCATTCGACTGCGCCGCCATTCGGCCAGCGCCACACGCCGGAGCTGTCTGACACGACGCCCGAAAGCCTCTTAAGCCCAGGACGGGAGCCACCGCGCTGGCGGTCGGCGAACACGCATGTGCCGCGAACGTTCAGCGCAAGCGGCGTCGCATAGGTTCTCGTTTCCGACGGCTGGGTATTGTCGCGCACCGAGAGGGAGCGCGAAAGGCCCGCGAACGGGAAGTGAAGAACCTTTGCGGCGTTGCGCATGGGCTATTAGGTGAGGCCGTGGACGCCCGTAGTAAGGGCCGCGTGGGTCGTGATGTCGGCGGTAGTCGCGACGGCCTTCCAGCCGGGCGTCGTAGTGCCCGTCGAGAGGTAGAGGCCGGGATTGGTCGCGCCCGTCTTGACGAAGAGCTGGCCGACGAAATCGGCGGCGGTCGGCAGAGTGTCGGCCTTGCCCTTGATTGCGCCCTGAACGGCGTCGCTGATTGCGGTGGAAACAGCCGCCGAGATTTCGGCCTTGACCTTCTCTTCGACGGGTCTCCATGCGTCTTGGTTGTAGTTCATGGGTTGTTCCTTTCTTTTGGGTGTAAAATCAGTGGTGGCAGTTTCCGAAGTCGAAGTCGCGGGCTTCGGGGTCGCCTATGTCGCCGAAGTTCTGCGCGGAGCTCTTGCGGTCTCGGGCTATCATCGAGACGAGCAGTTCAGCAAACTTCTTCGTGTGAAGTCCCTCTTCGTCGTTCGCGCGCTGCTCGGCGACGGCGAGGCAGGATTCGGTTATCAGTTCGGCGAACATCGAGCCGCCGAGGGGGTAGGGGCGGTCTTCCGCATCGAGCTTGCCCGTGTCTGCGTCGCACATGAAGTGGAGCGTGTAGTCGCGGTCGGGCATCGGGTAAAGGTGCAGCATCTTCGTCTGCGTCCGAGAGCCGTCGGTACGACACGCGACGACCGCGGCGAAGCGTGGACGCCCCCTGTCGCCACGGGCGCGGAAGCGCACGATGTCGGCATAGGGGATGATGGGGATTGTTGGGCCGGGGTCGTCCACAACCTCAATCTGTCCGGCCACGCGGCCGAAGCCGTAGCCAAGAGGGTAGGAGTCTGCGCCAGCCGAAACGGGAAGCCACGTCGGACGGCGAATGAAAGACCACTCGAAGTGCTCGTCGATCCCCTCGATGGTCTTCGGCGGATAGTAAAAATTGCGGACGCCGCTCTGGACGTAGCCGTCGATCTGCGACTTCTGCCCGTCCGTGAGGTTGGCGGGGTCGTAGCCAAGGAAAGTAGCGACGCTCTTCACGAGGTCGCCGTAGTCAACACCCGAGGTGTCGAGGTCTACTATCTCGGGACTACTCATCTTTCGTCTCTTCCCTTGGCGGTTCCTTCGGCTCTTCCGGCGGCGCATCCTTCTTCGACTTCTTGGAGTTGATGGCCTTTAGGAGCTTGTAGAACAGCATGCACACCGCAAAGTCGTCTGCGGTGAAGGGGGCTGGTGCAAACACGGCCTTGTATTTCACATAGGCCTCAACAGTCTTGAAAAAATCGGCTGGGGCTTCTCCACCCACTGCCGTTTCCCACATTTCAGCCGCCAACTTGTTCATCGTCTGTTCCTTGTGCGTGTTTGGTTTTGTAAAAACGCCCTGCGGCGAGAGGGAGTAGGGGGTCTCCCGCCGCAGGGGTTTGGCGATTAGCTCGCGGCCTTGCAGAGAACCGCCTGGTTGCGGAGGTTCGTGCAGACCATTTCGCAGCTCATGTCGAGGAAGCCCTTCATCGTGTTGTGCTGGGCATTGTCTTCCTTCGGCGCGGAGACCTTCTTGTCCCAGCCCGCGACGGTGCCGAACACGAGCGTCTTCCAGTCGATCATGTAGATCGGGTCCTGCGTGTCGCCGTCGAGAACGGGGATGTATTCGACGGGCGCACCCTTGAAGAGCACCTTACCGTCCTTCGACGCGACGTCGTTGCCGAGGTTCATGTTCTGCGCCTCAAGGATCGTCTCAAGCTCCTGGAGGACATTGAGGTTCGTAAGAATCTCGCGGCCAGTCGAGAGCGTGGGGTCGTTCAGGTTGAGCGGCGAGATGAAGTTGATCTTGTGGGACGCGATGCGCATCTTCTTCACGAGGTCGTCCTTCGAGACGGCGGCGTACTGCGCAGCCCAGTTCGCCCAGCGCGCGTAGGTGCTCGTGGCGATGTTGCAGCGCGGACACGCGGTCGGCGTGGCGCTCGACGAGGAAGCGGGCAGGGACGGGTCCTTGCCGTCGAAAGCGCCGTCGGGGTGGGAAACCGCGTCGGTGTTCGACTGCTTCTGGATGTAGAACGCGAGGCCGTGGGGCGTCACCTTGTCGTCGGCGTAGGTCGGGCCGACTCCGGCGAAGGTCGTCTCCAGCTTGTCGTACACGCTCTGGTACATCAGCTCCATCTGAACTTTGACGAAGTTGACGATGGCAAGGAGCTTGCTCTGCGTCGCCTCGCCAGAGTTGAGGACGGGCTCGCGCTTGTCGTAGACGTAGTTCGCCGTGAGGAAGCGCGGCGAGACCTTGCCCTGCACGAGCACGTTGGTGCGGTTGTAGGAGTCGTTCTCAAAGAGCCCGGTGAACTTCGCCGTGCCGTTGCCCGTGTTGTTGGAGGCAATGGCGGCCATGAACGTCCAGTCGAGACCACCGGCGAACACCTTCTTGTGGCGCGGCATGATGCGCTTGACAATGGCGTATTCGGTGAGGTCGGAGAGGAGGTTCGTGAACGCTCCCTGCTTGATGAGGAGTTCGGCGGTCGCCTTGACAATATCGGGCGAGCCGTCCGAGAAGGATCGAGTCCCCGGAGGGATCGAGTAAGTTGATGGAAGTGCCATGGTGGGTTTTCCTTTCGGTTGTTACTTTGTGAGTTGTTCGTAGAGCGCCTTGGCGATGTCCTCTTCGGTCATCGGCTTCTGCACTCCGTTTTGCCCCGATTCTCCGCCGGGGCGGGCGAGCGCCATCTGGTTCCGTTTCGCTGCGGCAGCGGCCCTTGCCTCCGCACCCGCTTTCGACATGAGGTCGCCGAGCACAATCTTCGACGCCTCCTCGAAAACCTCGCCGTCGGTCGCCTTGTCCTTTGCGGACTCGTGCGCCGCCTTGAGGAAGTCGAACTTCGCCTTTAGCTTTGACTTGGTGGCCGCGTCCACGTGGGAGCGCACCCCCTCGTCGAGACCGCCGAACGCCTTGTCGAATGTCGTCTGCACCTCGGCGGACTTTCCGGCCTTCTTCAGTGCGGCGATCTCCTCGTTCTGGCTTTTCAGCAGACCGCTCATGGTCGTCAGGAGCTTCGTGAGCTTGGGATCGTATTCGGGGTTGCCGTCCTCGTCCTTCGCGTCGGTTATCTCCTTGATGGCCTTGTCGAAGTCTTCGGCGGGAAAACCTGCGCCTTCGTCCTTCGGATCGGTCTTCGTCTCGGTCTTCGTTTCCGCCTTCGCCTCCAGCGCGGCGAGAATCCGCTCGGCTTGCTCGGCGCTCTTGAACGCTTTCACGTCCGCGACGTCGAGACCTGCGAGGACTCCGCGCTTGATGAGGGCGTCGTCCGCGACAAAATCCTGAGTTTCCGCAGGGGTTCCTTTCCCCTTCGGCGGCTCTTCGGGAATCGGCTCCGGCGGTGTGCCGGGCTGTTCCTGCGGCTTTATCTCGGTCGGCGTCTCCATAGATTTGATGGCTTCTCCGATTTCCGCCTCAATACTATCATTTCCAGCTTGTTCACTCATAAGGACAAATTGGGACAAATGCGGACATTTCGTTTTTGTCGCAGAAGCCCCACCTTTCTGTTAGATGTACGATGACTTATCCTTGAATCCACGGAGCTTCAAGGCCTTTCTCCGATGCGTCGCGGAGCGGTAGACGGGATTCCCGTCCGCCGTGACCTCCGTTGGGCAACCGTGGTCGGCAAAGAACTTTCTCAACTCGCCCGCCTGCGAGGGGTGGACGCCGGACGCGACGCACTCCATCGGCCATCCGACCGTGGCGGGGACGGACACGCCCGCCCATTCGTCGGCACGGGAGCGCTCGAAGGTGACGCCTTTCTCCACGAACGTCTCCGGGCGCTCGCGGACGGAGAACACGCGGGTGACGAGGCGGCGCTTTCGGTCGCGGGAGCGGTAGCAGTAGGTCGGCATTACTGAGCCCTCCCGATGTTGAGTCCTGCGACATCCGCCTCCTGCGGCTTTCCGCCGAGGAGAATCTGCGAGAGGACGGCGTTCTTCCCGCGCTCGGACATGGAGCCGGGGCGATTGACGCGCTCGTAGACCCGCTTCGTCACGGGCGACTTGCGCGAAACGTAGTCGGGCTGCGGCAGTCCCTCGGACGGAAGGGCGGGAACCTCGCGCGGCTCCATGAACTTCACCATGTCCGAGAGGATCGGGAGGTTCGCGTTCTTGGCGATGTAGTCGTTGAGCGCCTTCACGTCGATGTACGCGCCCTGTTCGCGGTAGATGTCCATCGCGGGGAGGATGAACGTGTTGAAGACGTTCGTGAGCTTCTGGAGGCGCGTCGCGGGCGAGTCGTCCTGCATCGAGAACACGGCGATGTCGAAGTTATAGTCGAGGAAGTCGCCGTCTCGCGTCTCGGGCGTCCACTCCACGTCTACGCCGACGTTGTACTCCTTCGACGCGAACTTGCGGAACTTGCGGACGCGCACGGGGTCGGTCCACGCGTACCACGCGAGGCGCTTGAAGATCGCCTTGCAGAAGTCCACGGTGCGGTCGGCCATCGCGTTGATGCGGGCGTTCGCCGCCTCGTTTATGAGCTTGTCCTGCGTCGCCGTCTCGGCCTGCGGCGAAAGTCCGCCGAGCGAGTCGAGGTTGCCCGCGAGAAGCGAGAAGAGGTCGCGGTTCTGGAGGAAGAAGGCGAGGTTGCCGTTGTCGATGCCGCCGATGTCCAGCTTTTCTATCTTCGCGCCCGCGACGCGCACGGCCTCGCCGTCCTTCGCCGACTTGATGCGGGTGATCTCCTCGTCAGTGCCGCCGAGGACGCCCGCGATGTTCTTCTTGGAGACCGCCTGCTTCGAGAGCTTGCGGTAAATCTGGTTCGCGAGGACGTGCATATCCTTCCACACGGCGACGGGCGGAAGGGGGAGGAGGTTTCCCGGAACGTCGGAGAACCACAGCTTGACGTAGGGCGTTCCCTCTGGGCCATCCCACGCGACGCGGCGGATTTCCTTCTTCGCCTGCACGGCATAGGTGAGCATCACGTTCTCGCGGACGAGGTACACGTCGCGCAGTAGCACGCGCTCGTGAAGCGGGTCACGCGCCTCGCCGGACATGATGCCGTTGGCCTGCTTGACGCCATCTACGGAATCTCCCGAATAATCGTCGCCCGTGAGCGCCACGCCGTAGATTTTCTTGATGGTGTCCGCGTCGAGCCAGTATTCGTTGCCCTCGAACTGAATCTCGTCCCAGTTCCTCGCGGACATGTCAACGAAGTAGTCGTCGATGTTGACGAGCGAGACAAACGGCTCGTCGCCCATGTTGGGGCGCGGGTCTGCGCCGGCGATGCCGATCTTGACGACGCCCATTGTGAACATGGCGTCCTTCACGGCGCGGCGCAGCGTGTCGCCGAGACGGATTTCCTTCGCGACCTGATCGAGAACTATCTCGAAGTTGGCGGCGAAATACTTTAGGTTCGGCGACTCGGTGGAGACGGAACACTGCGGGGTGCGAGCTGCAAGAAGCCGCTCGTAGATTGTGACAGCGAGTTCGAGGAGGTTGGTCGGCGTGGACTTCGCAGAGCCGCCCTCGGCATAGTGCTGGCCGACAAACTGCTCAACCGAGTTCACGTGTTCCTTGTAGGTGAACTCCAACTTGCGCTTCGCGCTCTCTATGCAACTGTCTATCTCTTGGAGTGTCTTCATCGTCTCGTTCCTTTCAGTTCAATCGCCCTGTTGTCGGCTCTCGCGGCTTCGGTTAGTCAGACCTCGGGCGGCTCCGCTCAATGTAGGGAAAAACAATAAACCCCGGCCTTCGTCGGGCGTAGCCCAGACGCAATCACTTCTTTTCGCAAGACCCGTCCGCGCAGGCGGCAACGCAGTCCTCGCAGACCTCGCTGATGGTTCCGTCGCTGATTGTGCAGTTGCCGTCCGCGCACGTGACGGTCGCTTTCGACGCGTCGCCGCCGTTCTTGATGAACTTCGAGATTGCCGCCGCAAGCGCCTTTGCGCCGCTCTCTGCCGCGATCGAGCCGCCGCTTGTGGCGATTGCCGCGCCAATTTTCGCAGTCAGCTCCGCCGCGCCTTTGAATGACACTTCGACGAGCTTCACGAGGTTGCTGGCGTCCGCGCCTCCTTCGTAGCCGTTCATGCTGAACGAGACGCCTGCGCCAGCCGTCGCGGACATGGCGTCGAACTTCTGCCAGTTCCAGTGCTGGAAGTATTCGACCTCCCAGCCGCCGTCAAGGACGATTGGCGCACCCTTCGAGTCGGTTGCGACCTTCTCGCCGCCGTCTGCTGTTGCGACCTTTGCGAGCGTCGC